TTCAACTTTGTCATCGCCGAAGGCAACTCCACGAACATTTGATCTGAAGTGACTCAAATCACAATTTCCTGTTGTTTTAATCCACGTATAAAACGATAATAGATCGTTACAAATACAATTTATCACTGTGGTTAGATATTCTCCACTTTTATTTCCCCTTTCGGTTTGATAAACTGTATCATAATCAACTACTATTGTTTTAATAGCTTCTTCCTCCAAGACGGATCTTGCTGTATCCCAAAAATCTGGCGCATTCTTCTGAATTACTGCACGTACAATTTTAAATGCTGCGTGCATCAATTCACTATGAAGATGTTTATCATAGTTTGAAAAATCCATGTCAAAAACATTGGGATGGGCATTAAGATGCTCATAAATGGCCTTCCACTGCAATGAGTGAGGATTCACTCCAATTGCATGGTTTAATTTTAGGAAGGCTTTTGAATAAGCTTCTTTAAAATTGCCAAATAAGGCTGCATCACAAATCACTTTTTCTACAGGTATACAATGAAAAACTCGCGTTTTACCATTCTCTACTGCGGAAATCTTGATTAGTGCATCTTTTAACTTAGAGTTGCTCAGAGAAATCATTCGCTCTCCTTGTTTAGCAGCTTCTAGTTTAGCAATTATCCGATTTTTCAATCGAATGCCATTCTTATCGTCGCGGAAAGATATTATTCCATCGACATTTTGCAAGAAGTCACTCTTCTTAGAACACCCTGGGAGTTCATTCCAGGGAATTCCACAAGCTTTATCTAGCTCCATTCCTGTACAGAAAACGTTTTCACGATCTCCATTCAGGCCGAGGTCGATAACATCATCAATAAGTGATGTTGTTCGCTTTATATGGCCAATTTTCATCGCCATTTCATCTATAAATTGAGTTACGCAGATGTTAAGCGTTTCTAAATCCATAGATGGTAGTTCTTTACACATAACACCATTAGGTATTAAAAGTAAGCTCTTATCTCCATTTCCATTTTCTGGAATAGAAATCTTAATTCGTCTGTCATTACCATCAAGAGGGCCAGGTTGTAATTGTTCCTCAAATTGATTATGAAAAGATGAATATCTCCAATGAGCTAGACTCCTAGTACCTGCTGGTTTAGTTTTGAACTTATACTTACCTAAATAAGTACACGCAGGACCTTCAGGAAGGTCTGTTGGGTGTCCTAAGACTATGAGTTTACTCCAAGGATCTTCTTCAAATCCATGTTCTAAAAACATTAGTAAATCTTCTTTTCTAAGAATAGAAGCATACCAATGCAATGGAGTACCCCCACTATGAAAGCCGATTATCTTGGACAAATATCTATCACTATATGACAGAATAAGTCCTCCACAATCACCTTTGCGAGCTAAATCTAAATTCAAATTTAACTCTGAGATTTGGATGTATTCTCGTAACTCAGGAAAGGTTTCGCCAGAACGTACTATATTGTACTGTTCGACACCTTTCACATGTACTCTCCCTTTGGAAAAACCACTTATTGTTGGTAAGTGGCATAAACAAGTTTGATCATCTACCAATCTTCTCCAGTTCGTTTCATCACATAAATGCGATTCTATCGATCTGAATCTATCTGGCATAGATGACATTAACTTGGGTAATAATTTTATTCCCCGGGAAAGTAACACTTGCATCAAACGTTTTTTAGGCACAATGCGAGCTACTCCTAAGTCTCTAACGAGATCCGTCTTTTCGACAATGCAGATTTGATAACCGTCAATTACTTTTCGGTGTTCCCATCTCCAGAAGCGAACAAATTCACCAACACTATAGTTATGAGCATTAAATATGATCATATCTAGATGTCCGATACCATGAGTAGTTTTACCTACTCTAGTGGTATCTAGATCATCTAT